GCAGGAATTGGCGGGTTCGACAGGGGATTTGAGGGTGTTGGGTTTGAGACTATTTGGCAAGTGGAAATCGACGAGTATTGCCAGCGAGTGTTGGCACATCACTTTCCTGACGCCAGGCGCTATGACGATGTGCGAACGGTGCATGGGAGTGCGGCCTGTCCACAGAGAACCGCTCATGCGGTTGCAAGCGGGAGGCTAGAAAACGATGGCTATAAGACCGCGCCATCCTGTGGACAGTGCCTCGCAACCCCAACTGTTCTCACCGGAGGCTTTCCTTGCCAAGACATCTCTTATGCGGGGAAAGGCGCGGGCCTTGCGGGGAGTTGCAGCGGTCTCTGGACTGAGTTCCTCCTTAAAGGATTGGGCAACGCCGTCGTCCCCCAAATCGCCGAGGAAGTTGCCTGGATGATTCGGGCAGCGATAGAGCAACCATGACCTTCATCATGACCCCCGCCTGGCTTATCAGCCTCTTGATACTGGCGAATCTGGGTGCCACTGTGAGCTTTTTGGCGATCAACAACTACCCCTGGGCGCTGATTTACGCCGGGGCGGCGCTCATTCAAGTGGGCGGTGTTTTCTGGCTCAATCTCGGAGATTCCTATGCGGGCTCTGCACAAGGATGGGGACACGGAAAACAATATGTTGGCTCAAAACAGCGAACAAACCTAGGGAGTCTGAATCAACCACTCACGGAATCCAAGATCGGTTTTGAGCGTCCTCCAAATTATATTTCCTCTCGCCAACCGAATGGTCTGAAACCCAAAGACTTGATTGGCGTGCCGTGGCTTGTTGCATTTGCTCTACGCATGGATGGCTGGTGGTTACGGTCAGATATTATTTGGGCGAAGAAGAATTGTATGCCCGAAAGCGTTCAAGATCGTCCCACGCGCAGCCATGAATATCTCTTTTTACTCACGAAGTCTCAGCACTATTATTACGATGGCGACGCCATTAAGGAGCCAGCGATTTATTCCGTCGCAGTACGGATATATCACAACACGCACCGATCTACAACATGAACCCCATCACTGGCGTGTGCCGATGCCGGTTCGATTGCTTGCCATACACTGGAAGAAACGATGACCAAGTTGCACCGCAAGAAAGCGACCGCCATGCGCTACCAGCTCTGGCCGGAGTTCTCCAAGCGGATCCGGGTGCGGGACAAGCGGTGCCTGGTTGATGGTCATGGATTCGGGGTCTGCGGCGGCGTCTTGCACGCCTCGCATTTTTATCCGAAGGGCAGCCACCCTTTGCTTATGCTGTTTCCCTTGAATTGCTGTGCGATGTGCGCCCGCCATCACTTATTTTGGTGGCATCGCAATCCTGTCGAAGCCTGGCAATGGTACGTCCACGTCATCCCCCACACTTGGCGTGATCAACTGGAATGCATGCGGATGAACGCGCTGGGACGCAAAGGCATGACCGAAGCGGAGCTGCGTGCGGAATGGGAGGCGTGGGGGATATGACATGCACCTTTTTGGAGAGACGCAATGCCTACTGACCCGGTGTTTACTCTCACCTTAAACAAACAGACCTGGCTGGTGCGTGATGCGGAAGACTACGGCACGGATCGGGGGAGGAAATGAGTCATTCACGATTAGCGATTAGCGCTATCGCGCTGGAGGCGCTTGATCCGCAGGATTTTAAGTGGCTCACCCTGTCGGACTCCTATCTCACCCAAGTGATTCGCCATGCGAACCTCCTCGGTCTGGAAGGCCGCAAGATCACGGAGATTCTTGGGGTGCAGGAACAGTTTGCCACTGGCCAGCGTTATATCGACTTCCGGTGTGAGCCATGACCCCCCACCCACCCCATCGTGTTGACGTGCTACGGGACGGGGAAGGTGGACGTGAAACCCTTCAAACGTGGCGCGACCAACTCGAAGCCATGCGGATCAACGCGCGGGGACGTAAAGGCATGACCGAGTCTGAGCTGCGCGCCGAATGGGAGGCGTTGGGGATATGACGCTTTCCCTTGAAGCCCAGGCTGAGTTGGTGCAATGGAAAAGTATAACGGCCTAACAAACCTCATATGGGTAGTGAGCATGGCTGTCTTAGGATATGCGTGTCTGTTTACCGCAATCTTCCAACTTATTCTTATTCCATGAGTGACCCCACAGTAGCACAGCAGGAGGTAGGTCAAGTCGCTACTCGTAAACACTATCGTTTATGGCTGTTTCGACGCTGGTGTTATATCAAGGCTGTCCGATGGTGGACAGAGCCTCTCGCTTCAAGGATTCACCAATGGACAAAGTGGGCTGCCCAACCGACGAGGGAGCAACCAAAATATCTTCCACGATGGTTTAGGCGATGGTGTGCTGGGCTAACGAATGCTGCGTGGACTCACGTGTGCGGACATGATTTATTCTATAGCTTCAAAATTGGATGCATCTATTGGTGGCCTCGATACGCTAAACATGCTTTGGGCTTACTTGAGATGAGGGAAAGAGGAACGCCATGACTGACCTAACCCCCTATCTGGCCGCGGTGCGGACATCGATAACGCTCGTTCCGATCTCACTTAATCAAGCGAATGAGTTTGTCAGAAAACTGCATCGTCATCATCGGCCTGTGGTGGGGCATAAGTTTAGTATCGGTGTTGCAACTGGGCCGACAACTCTTGTTGGAGTCTGCATTGTCGGGCGACCGATTGCACGGCATTTCGACGACGGTGAAACATTGGAAGTCCTCCGTACGGCGACTGATGGAACGAAAAATGCCAACTCAATGCTCTATGGAGCCGCGCAACGCGCAACGTTCGCTCTCGGTTATCGTCGGCTGATTACTTACACGAGAACCGACGAGTCAGGTGCGAGTCTGAAAGCCTCCAACTGGCGATGCATCGCACGGCGTCCAGCTCGATCATGGAAATTGGCATCGAGGATGAGACCACGTCAGGAAACAACCGAACCATTCGAGCGATTCCTTTGGGAGATAGTCATATGTCCGACTTGACCCCTTACCTGTCCGCGGTGCGTGAGCAGCTGGCGAAGGTCATCTGCGATGTGGCTCCACACCTTGAGCAGCATTGCCTTGGACTGGCTGAGCAATTCCGACAGCGCGCTACAGGAGAGAAAGGAATGGCTGATGGCCTAACACTTTCTGTGGAGGAAAAGGATGAATGAACGCACGGCGTGGCTCCGCACACGGTTTGCGGGCATTTTGAAAAATCACGGGTTTGCAGTCGTCGAAGACGCCCCGGTGATTTTTGACCTGACCGAGGCCCAAGGTGTGCTGTGTCGATGTGCGGCGAATAAATGCGGCCCGCATCGCTGTTGGCCGTCTTGTGTGGGGTGGGGATGGTTCGGCATGGCGTTAGTGTATATTGTGTTCTTTTTGACCGGCACGTATCAAGATAATCGTCAAGTGAGAGGGGAAATTGAAACCGCGTATCAACGCATGTTGGATGCGGCGGTGAAACATGAAGTAGCTCCCATCCAATCAGAGTTGTCCGCCTGGAAGGAAGCACGCAAGAAAGAATGGAGCAATATCTTGTCAGATTGGACGGGGAGGGACATCTCTGACGAGGAGTCGACGCAAGGAGTAGAGCATCTCCGACGAGGAATCTCTCCCGACAACCGTTGAGGACGTGACATTATGGGGGTCGTTGCGTGGGTCGTGGTGGTCGGCATATTGAGTGCGTGGTGGGTGTGGCGGTTTGATCTGCCTGATCGTAACCCTTTTTTGATTCTTCGGGTTTACCGGCTCGTGGTGTTGGGGTTGTGTCTGCTCTTCGTGGCTGTCTTGTATAAGGCAGTGGTCTATCGCACCGAGCTTCGCTTTGTCATTCAGTCCTGTCGATGACATGGGAAGATTTACCGGCCGGCTTGGTCGATGCTTTTCGACAAGAGGCGTTTTCGCTCAAGGGGGAAGGAATCCTGATTGTGAGACTTTCAAGGGGGAGCTTTCGGGTGTCCTCTCAGGCGGGAAGTTTTTTCGCTAAACTGTATGACCGGCTCGACGATCTGATCCGTCATCAGACAAAATCTGATGTCCTCGTCATGGTGGGACGGGTGGACAAAGCAGGAGCTCCCATGTCACCCCAAGTCCAGATCAGGGAGTTTGGGGTCTAATGTGGCGGGCGGTGATCTGCTTACTTATTGCGGACTGTGTCAAGTATACTAGCCTAGCCTAGCCATGTCGAGGATTATTTTATGATGAAGAGAAAAAAGTTTCGCCCAAAAGATTCTCAAGAAATCCCTTGTATTGCTCCTCGATCTCTGCTAGACTTTCAGTAACGTATCATCCTGCCTTTGGGCATCCTGAGCGTTCACGCTGTTGGAGGTGACATGACTCAGGAGCTATCCGAGATTCCTTCCCAAGACTTGCCTCCTCCCTCTACACCACTGGTTCTTGGGGTTCCAGCGCCGCAAGGTTCAAGCATAGCGCCTACGGTCATACAGGATGACCCGTCGGGAGCTCGTGTCTCTACGGGCGCGCCAGTCCCTGTTGCTCAGGGAAAAAACATTTCCGCCCGCCGATCCCGCTGTGGTGCCTTCAAGCACCGATTGAAACCTACCCAAGAAGCATTTATCAAGCACTATACTGATCCGACAAGTCCCACGTTTGGGAATGGGACGGAAGCGTATCTTCAAAGTCATCCGACCTGCGGGAGTCGGCAAGCTGCTGGAGTTCGCGCTTACGAAACCGTAAGGAACCGTCACGTGCATGCGGCTATCATTGAACAGGCCAAGCAGTTGAAGTTTGGGAAGGATGAGGCTATTGAAGGTCTCGTCTGGAATATCCAGACCTCTCAAGACCAGGGAAAACTCGCTGACCATCGAGAAGGGACGAAGGTGTATCTCCAAGCTACCGGTAACTGGAAGGAAGTACAAGAGATCACCCACCTTGAGGATGCCCAAAAGGACGCAATCCGTCGTACTGTCAGTGAGGCTCTAAGAAGTAACTAACTACCAGAGGTTGTGTTTGGGAATGAAACACCTGTCTACTACTCTGATGCAACGCTCTCTAGCAGATAGACTTACACCTAAAATCCTATTAGACGGACTGTATATTATAAGACATTGTGAGCATGGAACGGCTTGACGCGGCGCTAGCCTGGGATGCGTGGATGAGGGTGAAAGGTTGGGAGTTGCCCCCCCACCCCACCGCATGGCGTCCCTCTCTTGATTCATTAGACCCCCAAGACGCGGGCGAAGCAAAAATGAGCCTCAGCGACCCCCAACACCCGCGACTACCAAAATGGGTAACGAGTTCACAGGGAAAGCCCTCCCACAGACATAAAACAACGCCGTGAGAAGGCGCATGTTAACGACTGAACAAGAAACCCAAGTCCGAACGTTTACGACCTTGGGGCGGAATTTTTCTTTGTTTTGTCGAAATGCGTTGGGGTATAGCGACATGATTGGCGAGCATGAAGAACTGTGTCAATTCCTCCAATCCCCAGGGACTCGCAAGCTCATCCTCATGCCGCGCTACACCTTCAAAAGCTCAATCTGCACCATTGGGTATAGTCTGTGGAGACTCACCCATAAAGACAATCTTCGGATTTTGCTCTACTCCGACACGAATGAGAAAGCCGAAGGGTTCTTAAACGAGATCAAGAACCACCTCTTAGGGATGAAACCTCAATCCGCCTTCCGTAAAATCTATGGAGGGTGGGAAGTCGATCCCAAGCGCGGGGTGTGGAATCAAGCGGCGATTGTCATTCGTCCGCGCACCAACGCCCAAGCCGAACCCTCCATTGACACCGCCGGGATTGAAACCTCCAAAGTCGGCAAGCACTACGATCTCATTATCTTTGATGACATTGTGAGCGCCCAAAATATCACGACACGAGAACAGATGGATAAAGTCGAAGACTGTTACAAGAAAGCCCTCTCGCTGCTTCGACCGGGAGGCGAGGTCTTAGTCGTCGGTACTCGCTGGCACTTTGGGGACTTGTACGGACGACTCTTAGCGCAACCTGGGGCGTCGGGATTCCACACCCATATCCGCAAAGCCGAAGTCGATGGGGAGTATCCGTTTGCGACGCAGGGAAGCACCCCGCTCACCAAAGAATTCCTCGCGCAACAGCGGGCCTCGCAAGGCAGCTATTTGATCTCCTGCCTCTACCAGAACAGTCCCGTCGATGACGAGAATGCCATCTTCAAAGCCAGTGACTTCCGCTTCTACACCCAACGTCCTCAGGGACTGTACATCACCTGTGCGGTTGATCCTGCGATCTCGGAAAACTCCGGCGCGGATCAGAGTGCGATCACGGTCGTTGGCGCTGATAGCACAGGAGACTGGTATCTCCTGGACGTCGTCGCAGGACACCTCCTGCCGGACGAACTCATCGACCAGATCATGCGTCTGCATACCCACTGGCGCTTCAGCGCCTTTGGGATTGAAACCAACGCCTTCCAACGGATGTTGCGTCGTGATCTCGACCGTCGGATTGATCTGGAGCGCCAACGTGATCCGAGATTCCACTTGTTTCACATCGAGGAGTTCACCGGCACGTCCGCGAACACCAAAGAGATGCGGATTCGCGCTTTGCAACCCTACCACGAACGGGGGGCCATTAAATTCCCTGGGGAGCAATTAGAGCTGCTGACAGGACACTGGACGGAATTGGCCTACCAAATGCTCCAATTTCCCCGCGCCCCACATGACGATATAGTCGATAGCCTTGCGTATCATGTCAATATCTACCGCAAGGGCATGCAAGACGCGCCGCCAGAAGAGTTGCCCTATAGTTCGGCGGCCTGGTTTGAGCGGGAACAATACAAGAAAACGTTGCGAGTGCGGGCCCGGTTGCCGAGGTGGTCTCGGCCGCCCATCCCGCAGTTGGCGTTTAGTTAGTAGTTAGTAGAGAGAGTAGGAGGAACGCATGGCGGACGATGGAGAGAAAGTACGCGCGAAGCACGCTGAAGAGACGGCGCAGAAAGCGCGGAACGCAGAATTAGCGCGTCGAGCGGTGGTGAAGAAAGCCCAAGACGCGGCGGAGAAGACCGCCTATCGACCCCTGGTAGGCTAATGCCGACGTTGGAAGCCATCAAGTCGGATCGACGGTTGGATCAAGAAGGCCAAGCAGCCTTTGTCCTTCGCACCCAAGAGCGGATCGCGCAGATGCGCGAGAAACTCGCCCGTGGCATGGAACCCAGGACGAAGGACAACCCCCTCCAAATCTCGGCGGAGGCAGAGCAAGCACTCATTGAGAGTGAGATCGCGCGGTTGGACGGGGAACTCGATATGCGCTCTCAGGGCGTCTCTCAGGGCGCCTCTCAGGGAACTCCGATGACCCCGCAACCCTTCCAAGAGACGACGAACGCCTTAGTCCTGATGATGGCTCGGTTGAAAGAGGAGCTGGCTGAGCTGACCGCCAAAGTGAAAGGGATGGATGGAGCTGTATCCGAGCCTCAAACCCCTGCCCACACCTGAGAAAGTCAACGTCAAGGAAGGCAAGCCGCCTCCAGGAGCGGTGCGGCAACGCACCTACGAACGCCAGTGCTTTCAGAAGGCGTTTGCCAAGTTGATACGTTGATACGACGAAAAGACCGTGAGCGACTGAGCCGTGTATCCGTTGGATGACATCCTCGCAGAGCTTAAGTCGAGGAACGAGGAACGAGGAACGAGGAATGTGAGTGTTGTGTTCGCACGGGTTGACCACCAGCAGTTGACGAACGAGGTACGTGCATGATTTCGCTTTCGGCTGACGAACTCGCCCGCTGGCGGGCGGAGATTGATTTGGGGGCGGAATTCCGTGACAAGGAATTCGGCACCTACCGGCAAGAATCGCCTGGGAGTCCTCCCACCACCACGCTCGCTGGAAGGAATCTGGACTATTTCGAGCAGGGGGCGCGTTGCGATGACGCGACTCCTCCGCTGAACATCGTCTTCCCCATCGTCAAGAATGTCGTCGCCACATTGTTCTTCCAGAATCCTCGCGTGACCGCGATCCCGGAGTTTAAGAGCGACACGGCGGGGGAGGATGCGTTCTACGTGAGCGAACTCCTCAACCGCGACCTACGTGACCCGATCCTTCGCATTAAGGAAACAGGGCAGTTGGCGACCTTCGATGGGTATGTCCTGGCGTTAGGCGTCGTCAAGATCGGCTACTCCACGGAGTTTGGCGCTGACATTCTTCCGACCAAGGGGGAAGACCACAAACGCTTTCGAGATCGGATCAAAGCGGGAATGCAGCAAGTCCTCGTTGTGTTGGGGGTTAAACCCCCCAAACCCGTGGAGACCGAACCCGACCAGGTGCAGGCGGAAGAATCGATTCGTTCGGAACACCCCTACATCCAATGGGTAAGCGATTTTGACTTCGTGAAAGACCCACGCGCCCGCGACATCTACGATGCCCGCTGGGTGGCGCAACGAATTCGTCGGACGGTGGGAGAAGTGAAGCGTGACCGTCGCTACGGGTCGGCAAAGCAGGAGTTACAGGTGGAAACCCTGGATGATCCCCGCGTCACCGAGTCCTTCATTGAGGACTTCCAAACCGTGGATATTTGGGAAGTCCACTATAAGAATCTCGACTCCCCAACGGGGATTACCACCCTGACGTTCGCCGCCACCCAAACGCAGACGAAACCGTTGATGCACGACCACAATGTCTATGACTTAGGGGGGTGGCAATTTGAGGAGTTGGCGTTCAACAAGCACGGCCATCGCCTCTACCCCATCTCGACTCTCTCGGTCATTCGTCCCCTCATTGACCGGATCAACTCCTCCTTTGATGCGGTCTTGGAACAGGTGGATAAGTTCCAAGCCAAAATCGCCTACAACGAACGAGTCACCGCTGATGGACAAGTGGCGCTGGATGCCTCAGAGCTTGGGGCGCGTGTCAAAATCGAAGGCCACGATGATGTCCGTGGGGCGATTGCCGTCATCTCGATGGAACAGGTGAAGTCTGACTTGTTGGTCCTCATCAACCAAGTCGTCGATTTTGTCATCCTTATCACAGGGTTGACCCGCGCACAACTGACCGGGCTCACCACCGCGAACACCGCCACCGAAGCCCAAATCGGCCAATCGGGACAGAATCTTCGGCGCACGGATGAAGCCAATCTGGTGGGGGCATGGTTCAATCGGGTCATCACGAAGTATTGGCGCGCGAAAGCGCAGTTTCAGGACTTAACGGCAATTGACCTTGTGAAAGACACGGGTCTACCTGACCCGCAGACGGGGATGATGCAGACCCAGTGGTATCCCGCGATTGACGAACAGCGGGCGGAGCGTTTGAAAGCGAGCCGCTTCCGCTTTGATTTGGAAGTCTCCTCAATGCAGAAGCCGAACTTGGAAATTATCAGAGCGCAGTTTGAGGGCTTCATGCGCGCACTCATGGAGCCGATTGTGACGCAAGGGTTGGCCCTGGATGGCAAGCGCATCTCTGTGGAGGAGGCCATCCGCCAATGGAGTCGGTTCTTTTCCGAATACGGCCTCCAAGACCTAGGGAAGTTGGTCGTGCCTATCCAAGACCCCGCCATGCAACAAGCGCTCTTGAATTATGGTCAGCGGTCTGAACCCGCGACCGGTGGGACGAACGGGGGAGTCAATCCCCCGTCCATCAATCGGGCGAATCTTGTCTCAGCGGCGGCCGGCGAGCGGGGACAGGGGGCGAGTCCCGTATGAGCTATGAGCAAAGCCTACGTCTTTCTGAACGACATCGACACCTCCCACGTCGCGGTTGATAAGCGTGAGTGTTGGATGCCCCACAGCGGAGCATACTTCGATCCCGTCATGCGGCAGACCTTTGACTCCCGCACGAAGAAACGCGCCTATCTGAAAGCCCACGGGATGCGGGAGTGTGGAGAGCTGATCAACCCTGAAAAGCAGATTGGGGGGAGGGAGAAAACGAGACGCAATCCCCAGCGCGCCGCGATTCGGCAATACCTTGATTCCTGTGGAGGGACGGAAGGACTCTTGAAGCGGATTCAAGAAGGGCGAGGACACTTTTTGTAACGAGTAACGAGAACGAGGAGGGAGTCATGCCGGCAGGCGGATCGTATGGGAACAAAGCGTTGGCAGGGGAAACGGCAACGACGTTGAAGCGGAGTCCCGCGACACGGGTGTCGTACATCAATACCAAACGGCAGGTCAGGACAAAGGAGGCGTCCCAGCACTTCGGGCACGTCAAACCCTTGCCGAAGCCCTAATCCCTAATGCCAAAGGCGATGGAACGCCTGCTCAAAGCAAAGGCGCGGAAGAAGTTTGGTTCCACAACGTCTCAGCGGGCAAGGGGCTATATCTACGGGACGCTGAGGAACACGGGTTGGCAACCTAAGAGGGAACGATGAAGAAGCCGCGAGACAGGATGCCCCGTCGATTTCAAAGATTGGACCGCTACCGCCAGCGTGACCCTGAGTGGATCAGCAACGAGATTCATTGGATTCTGACGGCCACCCAACAGGAGTGGAAACGGGGAAACCGATGAAGCGGCCTACCGATTGGAACATGAAGAAAATTAACGAGTGGTTTCAGCGTTCGATTGACAAGGAACGCGCTCGATTCACCAACATGCCGAAACCTCACACAGGCGGTTTGAGCGTCCCAGAGAACTTCAGCAACTTCGCGCCACCNATCGTCTCATTTGGGAAGCAAGATGCCCGTCGTCACCGTTAACGTCCCAGAGCCGAAAACCGATCCGATGTTACGGGGACTCCTCCAAGAGTTTCGGAGTGTCGCCAACGCTCTGCGTGGGCTGAAAACCCCGAACGAGGAAAGCTCCTCGAAGGCGCTCCTCAAGGTCTCTCGACATCAAGATGTCCTCCTGCGGTCGGTTCAGCGCATGATGGTGATGATGGCCGCGATGGTGCAACAAAGTTCGCACGATCAGCCGATGCACTCGACGATGGAAGAGTTGAAGTCCAGTCTGTCGGGATTCGCAAGCGACCTCAAGGACGCCCTGCGTGTTCAACCGACGCATCCTGCTCCCCGCGTGACGGTGAAACCTCAGATTACCGTGTCCATGGGTGGAGTCACGAAGCGACTGGATAGCTTAGAACAGGCGTTGGTCAATGCCACCATGCGTTCCCGCAATCGGACGTTTGGGAGCAACTATTGATGTCCAAACTGTGGACGTGGTTGAGGTGGTTGAGTGGGATGTTCTGTGGCGTGCTCCTAGCGTCCTTCGCCTTACAAGCCAGAGCAGGGAACTTCCCAGGAGAACAGCCGGTCTATAGTCGAGACCAGGGTCGGCAAACCCTCTTGTTTTATGTCTCTGGTGGAAACGGGAACGGCAAGGTCGAGTATATCTGCACGGCGGATGCCGGAATCACCGCAACTTCCGCACGATGGCAGATTGCCAAACTCGTCTATGACGGCAGCAATCGGGTGTCCACCGTTACGTGGGCGGGGGGGACGGATAACTTTACCAATGTCTGCTCCGACAGGGCGTCGTTGACGTACTCCTAATGCCTTCAGGTCAAATGATCACGACTTGGAACGCCCACACACGCACCAGACCATCTTTTCTTAAGAAAAAGGGTAAGCAAAAGAAACGCAAGTAAGTTTTCGTCGCGTCTGATCCACGCGACACCAGCAAAAGTTCTCGGCGGCTGTTGGGAGCCCAACCTCCTGACCGTCGCCTTTTTGTTGGCCTCATGGATCGTGGATGCCCCGCCCCTTCATCCAGGGCAGGACGTAGCCGACTCGTCACGGCAAGGAGGAAGGCATGGAAGACGCAGAAGGTCGGGAGATCTATGGCAACGCGCCTGGATGGTCTGACAAGCAGACCGAGCAGGCTCCCGATAAGGGCGCTCTAGGAGCTTCGCCCACTCCAGGTGTCGAAGCCGCCCCACCAGCGGAAGTGTCTCAGGAAGAGACGCTATCTCAAGAAGCCGGTTCGGAGCAGGCACCTCCGTCAACTAGTCCACCCGCTTCAGGAGATGTGCCGTTCCACCAGCATCCGCGTTGGATTGAACGGCAGAAGGAATTGGAGGAGACTCGGAAGCAACGGGACGATGCGCTTCGTCTCGCTCAACAGGTGGTGGAGCGAACTGCCCCCATCCAACCAGCATTGGCTCAGCCTCAAGTTGATCCCTGGGCACCGTATGTGAGCCAGCAAGACCCAGAAAGCGCGCGGTTTTGGACGAATATGCGCGACTTGGTGCGCCATGAACGGCAACAGGCCAAGCAAGAGGCGGTGCAGGAACTCCAACCAGTCATTCAGGCGGGGATGGAGAAGCTGGCGATGATCGATCTGCGGGACTTCCGTAATGAGAATCCAGAGATTTCGCCTGGGTCGCAGGAAGAACAGCAGATCGTCTCGTACATGGAAGGGCGGGTGGATGGGATGCGTCATCCCCTGGAAAGCGCGAAACGGAATGTGTTGTTTCCTCGGTTGACCACCGAAGTCAAATCCTACAAAACGAAACAGGCGGCGATCCCAGGGAAACGAGCTGCCGCTGCGTCTGAGTCGTCCTCAGGCATTCCGCAAACGGCGGGACTGCCTGGGAGGTCGAGGTCAACGCAAGAGGTCGCTGCTGAAATCATCGACAAGGGCGGCACCATGCGGGACGTGGCGAAAGCCATCTTTGGGTAGCCAAACGATAGGAACACGCTATGCCAGCGAATACGAGTATGCAGGTGACGGGCTGGACAGCCCAGGCATCGCGCACCAACCCGAACTTCGGGGATGAGGTCTTTGACGGCATCTCAACCAACAATGCGTTGGTCTGGGTGTTGCGTCAACAGGGCAATATTAAGGTCACGGAAGGTGGACGGACGTTCACCCACCCGCTGCACTACGCCCTGAATACGTCATTCGCCGCGCGGGCGCACGATGCCACCATTCCAACACCCGATCCGCAGACCCACACGCACTCAGAATGGAATGTCCGCGTGATTGACGGATCGATTACCTTGTTCAGGCTGCACCAGGCGATGAACCAAGGCAAGGCCGTGATCCTCAAATACTTAGAGGAGAAGAAACAGTCCGCCATCGTCTCCATGACCGAGGTGTTGGGAGATCAGTTGGTGGATGGGACGGGCAGTGATCCGTCCTGGGACTCGACGGAAACGATTGCCTCCTCCACGAACACAACCACCGTGGGAGGGATCGCGGGATCGGATGCGACGTGGCAGAACTACTCAGCCGCGACAGGGGGAGCGTTTAACACCAGCAATAACGGCATCACCGCATGGGACTTAGCGGTGAGAGGCACGACCTTCGGC